CTCGGCGTTTTTGTGGTGGTGTTGGCTTTCACCGCCACCAAGGCCCTGGTGTTCGCCTGGATGGCCGCCAAGATCATCGGCGCGGCGGTGCTGGCCGTGGCGCTCTACCACACCTGGGTGCGCCCGGACTTGGACTCGCTCGAAGGCATCGAGCGCGCCATGGGCGAGACCGGGCGCGTCACCCTGATGGCTGCCGCCATCATCGCCGCGGCATTCACGCCATGAGCGAGGAGCGAAAGCTGTCGGTGCATCCGGATGACATCTGGATCGTCTGGGCAATCGCCGTCGATCTGGCGAAGATCCGAAACTGCAACCTCAGCGATCTGCTCGCCGAGGTTGCAGAGGCACGCGCACTGCTGCGCGCTGCAGACACTACTCAAGAGCCTTCGCGGTCTTGACCAGTCCCTTGATCACGATGTCCAGGCATTCCGATGCGGACTCCGCCTTGGCCTTCGGAGTCTTGCCATCGAGTTGCAACGCCCCGTGCTGCATGGCTGCGATGACGACTTCTACCGCCAGTTCTTCATATGACTTGCTCATGGGGTCTGCTCCTTTGGAAGTGATGACGCTGGCCGCGTCGCAACCAAAGTTAGCAGACCCCTCCATCCGTTTCGGGAGGCACTAGCGATGAAGGGCGTTTCCACCCTAAAGACCGCCGGCATCGTCCTCTGGTTCGCAGCGGACTTTGTCTGGCGCGGCCTGGTGCACGCCTGGGCATGGCCGGCAACGCGTGTCCTGCTGGTGGCGGTGCTGACCGCTGCGATCTTGCACACCTGCGCGCAGCCGGCATCGGCCTCACAGCAGGCCGTTTCGCCTCAGGCTCAGCGGCCGACCGTCCCGGACGTGCCGCCTCTGTATCGCCTGATGGTCGAGCGCGAGACCGCGGCGGTGTGGGGCATCTTCGCGCCCACGGCGCGCATCGCCGCGCAGATCCACCAGGAGTCGCTGTGGGATCCCAAGGCGCGGTCCCGATATGCAGCCGGCCTGGCCCAGTTCACACCCACAACGGCGGAATGGATCGCAAGCAAGTTTCCCGATCAGCTCGGCGCCTTCGACCCGTGGGACCCGGCGCAAGCGGTGCGCGGCATGGTGCTGTACGACGCCTGGCTGCTGGAACGGGTGACGGGTGCGACGGAGTGCGATCGCTGGGCGTTTGCCTTGTCGGGCTACAACGGCGGCCTGGGGTGGGTAAGGCGCGACAAGAGGCGTGCGTCGGCCAGTGGCTTCGATCCCGAGCGATGGTTCGGTCACGTCGATGCCCACTCGGCACGCGCCGGATGGGCCATCCGCGAGAACCGCGGTTACGTCTCGCGCATTCTGCTCAAGCGCGAGCCGGCCTACATCGCCGCCGGCTGGTCCGGCCGCGCGGTGTGCGATGAGGTCGGTCGATGAAGGTCGAGGTGCTGCCGAACGTGGTTCCTCAGGCCCAGGCCGCGCTGATCGCTGTGATCTGCTGCGTTCTCGCTGCCGGCGCCGGCTTTGGTGCGGGCATATGGACGGGCATGGAGTGGCAGCGCGGCCAGCAGGCCCAGCTGGACGCAACTGTGCTGCGCACCGATGTCGAGGCCCTGCATGCCGCCGCCGTGGCGCTGCGCCGCAATGGCGCAGCCATAGCCCAGGACTACCGCACCGACCAGCGTCGCCTGGAGGAGATCGTCAATGTGCACACCGAACGCCGCGAGGAAACCCGGACGCTATTCGCCGAGCAGAGGGAGGCCTGGGCAGCGTTCGCCGCGGCGCACCCTGAGCTGGCTGCTTGCAGCGTTGGCCCTGACGGGGTGCGCCACTGGAACCGGGCCGCGACCCGTGGTGCTGCAGGCGCCGCCGGAGCCGCCGCCGGAGGTGAAGCTGGACCTGCGCCATCCGTGCCTGCCGAGCCTGCCGCTGCTGGTGACGGGCACGCCGGTGGAGATGCTCGGGCGGTTCGACGCCGCAGCCAAGCAGTATCACGGCTGCGCCGATCGGCTGCGCGCCCTGGTGGACGCGCTGATCGTGTACGAGGCAGCGGTGTGGCGGCGCTACTGCGCGGCGATGCGCCAGCTGGGCGACCCGATTCCGGCCGACTGCGTCGATCAGGAGTAGCGCGGCATGGCTGATATCGCCGACCGCGCGAACGAGTTGGTCGAGCATGAGCGCGCCGAGGCGCTCGCCCGCTTTCATGCGGAGCAGGTTCGGTGCGAGCGCATCGCCGAGTCGATGCGGCCTTACGACCCGACCGCGCCCCGGATCTGCGCCGACTGCCAGGAGGAGATCGAGCTGGATCGTGTCAAGGCTCTCCCGCTGACGGGGCGCTGCGCCCATTGTGCTGCGGTGGCCGAAGCCCAGCTCCGCGGGAGGGCGCCGCGATGAGCGTCGATATCGTCTCCGTCGCCCTGGTCTTGCTGGCCCTGGCCGTGCTGCTGAACACCGTGCTCCTGGTGGTGCTCTGGGGCCGCCAGGACACCAAGCGCTCGCTGATCGAGAGCGTGGACAAGCGTGTCTCAGTTTTGGAGGCGCGGCTGACCGACGTTGGCGAGGTGAAGTCCCGGCTGGCGGATTTGAGCCACGACGTGGCGGCATTGAACGAGCGATCGGAGACCACGCTGGAGATGGTGCATTCGATTCAGGAATTCCTTCGAGGGGGAAGCAAGCAGGGCTAAGTCGTTCGCACAGAAGCTGATCGAGGATCGGCGATTGGTCATCCTCCGGCTGCTGGCCGAGCAGGCGGGCCAGACCTCCAACAGCTCGGTGCTGCATATGGGCGTCCAGCACCTGGGCCACATCGTCGAGCGCGCCACCGTGTTCGAGGACCTGCGCTTCCTGCAGCTGCACAACCTGGTCTCGATCGAGCAGCTCACCGATACCGTCTACGCCGTGCACCTCACCGGGCGCGGCGAAGACTTGGTGCATGGGCGCGTGGAGATCGAAGGCGTCAGCCGGCCGCGGCGGGGGGTATGAACCATGGCCGGCCGCTCCCGCAAGAGCAAGGTCCACCGCGTCCACCCGGAGATCCGCCAGCTGTATGAGCGGATGTTCCGCGAGGACCGCCACACCCTGGACGAGATCCACGCCGCGGGCCGCGAGCTGGCCGCGAAGCTGGGCGTCGATCAGGAGGCGGTGCCCTCGCGCACCGGCTTGCATCGCTACCGCGCCAAGTTCGACGAAATGTCCAAGCGCCTGCGCGAGCAGCGGGCCATGGCCGAGCTGGTGGTGGGCGAGCTGGGCGACGGGATCGGTGAGAAGTCCGCGGCGCTGCTGTCGGAAGCGGTCAACACCCTGGTCACCCATGTCGCCTTGGAGATGCAGGACGACAACGAGGCGACCGTGGAAGACGCGCGCAAGCTGGCGCGGGCAGCAAAGGACGCCGTCCAGGTGCAGCGGGTGTCGCGGCAGGAGCGTGAGGAGATCGCGCGCGCGGCGGTCGAGAAGGCGATGAAGGCGCAGCGCTCCAAGATCGAGGCGCTGGGCAAGTCCGGCGCGCTCGATGCCGATTCCGTGGCGCTGGTCATCCGAGCGGCCTACGACCTGTGAGCAATCCGGCGCTCCAGCTGTTCCCCTACCAGAAGCGATGGATCGAGGACGATGCGCGCTTCAAGATCGCTATGTTCGCGCGGCAGACTGGCAAGACCTTCACCACCACGCTGGAGCTGGTGCTCGACTGCATCCGCGCGGAGGCGTCCGGACAACGGCGGCGCTGGGTGATTCTGTCGCGCGGCGAGCGCCAGGCGCGCGAGGCGATGAACGAAGGTGTGAAGCTTCATCTGCGTGCGCTGCAGGCCGGCTTCAAGGAGGCCGAGATCGACTTCGATGCCAGCACCAAGGCGCTGGAGGTCGAAATGCCAGGCGGCTCGCGGATCACTGCACTCCCGGCCAACCCTGATACCGCACGCGGCTTCTCCGCCAGCGTTGTGCTCGATGAGTTCGCCTTTCACCAGGACTCACGCGCGATCTGGAAGGCGCTGTTTCCGGTCATCTCGAAGCCGGGCCTCAAGCTGCGCGTGATCAGCACACCCAACGGCAAGGGGAACAAGTTCTACGACCTGATGACGGGAAAGGATGATGGCTGGAGCCGCCACCAGACCGACATCTATCAGGCCGTCGCGGACGGTCTGCCTCGCGATATCGACGAACTGCGGCGAGGTGCGGGCGACGAAGATCTATGGGCGCAGGAGTTCGAGCTGCGGTGGCTCGATGAAGCCAGCGCCTGGCTGCCGTTCGAGCTGATCAACTCCGTCGAGCATGACCAGGCCGGACTGCCCGAGCTGTACGCCGGCGGCGAGTGCTATGTCGGCGTCGATATCGCCACGCGAAACGATCTGTTCGTCATTTGGGTGCTGGAGCGGGTTGGCGACGTGCTGTGGACGCGCGAGATCATTGCCGAGCGGCGGCTTTCCTTCGCAGCCATGGACGAGCTGCTCGACGATGTGGTGCGCCGCTACCGAGTGATTCGGATGTTCAAGGATCAGACCGGCATGGGTGAAAAGCCGGTCGAGGATGCAAAGCGTCGCTACGGCGAGAGCCGGGTGCATGGCGTGCTGTTCACCGCGGCCAACAAGCAGCACTTGGCAACGGTTGGCAAGGATGCGTTCGAGGACCGGCGAATCCGCATCCCGAGTGGCGATATCAGGCTGCGCGCTGATCTGCACAAGCTGCGCCGCGAGACCGGCGCGACAGGCAACGTTCGGTTCATCGCCGACAGTGACAGCGCCGGCCACGCCGACCGCACCTGGGCCTGCTTCCTTGCGCTCGAAGCCGCCAACCAGGGCGGCTTCGATATCGACTTCCAGTCCGCCGGGCCGCGCGAAGCCACGCGCATCGGCCAGGACTTCACCGGTACGGCAGCGCTCACCGAGGACGGCTTCGGCACGGTGGCGGGTGGCAATGACTTCGGAGGCTACGTGTGATGGAAGAGATCGGCCCACGCCCCACCCAAGACCGCGAGATCGCCACCACCGCGGATGGCATCGACATCACCCGAGGCTACCTTGGCCCGCTGTACGTGCCGTCCGATCGCGTGCTGCGCAATCGCGGCGGCGGCGACCTCGCCATCTACGAGCAGGTGCTGAGCGAGCCGCAGGTGGCCAGCACCTTCCTGCAGCGGCGCCTGGCGGTGACCAGCGCAGAGTGGCAGGTCGAGCCGGCCAGCGATCGCCGCGCCGACAAGAAGGCGGCGGCCTTCGTGAAGGAGCAGCTGCAGCGGGTGGGCTTCGATGCGCGCACCGATCGGATGTTGTTCGGCGTGTTCTACGGCTTCGCCGTCGCGGAGATCCTGTACGGCGTGCGCGATGGGCTGATCAGCTGGGAAGCGATCAAGGTCCGCAACCGGCGGCGCTTCCGCTTCGCCGCGCCCAGCGGTGAGCTGCGCATGCTCACCACCAGCAACATGTTCGAGGGCGTCGAGCTGCCGCTGAACAAGTTCTGGCACTTTGCCACCGGCGCAGATCACGATGACGAACCCTACGGGCTTGGCCTCGGCCACTGGTGCTACTGGCCGGCGCTGTTCAAGCGCAACGGCATCAAGTTCTGGTTGTCGTTCGTCGAGAAGTTCGCTGCGCCGACCGGCGTCGGACGCTACGAGCCTACGGCCTCATCCGAGGAGCAGCAGAAGCTGCTGCGTGCGGTGCGGGCGATCCAGAGCGACAGCGGCGTCATCATCCCGAAGGGGATGGAGATCGACCTGCTCGAAGCCGCGCGCGCGGGTACCGCCGACTACAAGGCGCTCCACGACACGATGGACGAGACCATCGCCAAGGTGGTGATCGGCCAGACCGCCAGCAGCCAGGGCACGCCTGGCCGCCTCGGCAATGACGAGTTGCAGGCCGACGTGCGCGCCGATATCGTCAAGGCGGACGCGGACCTGGTCTGCGAGTCGCTCAACCTCGGCCCCATCACCTGGCTCACGCGCTGGAACTTCCCCGACGCCGATCCGCCGCGCGTGTTCCGCGTGCTGGAGGAAGAGGAAGACCTCAACACCGCGGCCGAGCGCGACGGAAAGATCGTCGGCATGGGCTTCCGCCCGAGCCTGGCCTACATCACCGAGAAGTACGGCGGCGAGTGGGTCGAAAAGGCGCCGCCGGCGCCGCCGGAGCCGGGCGACGACGGCCAACCTGCACCGCCGGCCGAGTTCGCTGCCGAAACCGAGGACGGCGACCCGCCCGAGCGCATGGCCGGCCAGCTCGATCGACGCGCGTCGAAACACCCTGCGAAGTGGGTCGAGCAGATCCGCGACCTGGTCGACCGCGCGGAGTCGTGGGAAGACGTGCAGGAGGGCCTGGCCAAGCTGATCCCGGACATGACCCTCGACGACTACGCGGATGCGCTGGCGGAGGCGTTTGCGGCGGCGCGGTTGGCGGGGCGGTATGAGGTCGACAGTGGGGAGATCGAGTTGCCGTGAGCGACAACGTCACGCCCTTGCCCGGCATCGAGCTGCCTACCAACCGTTTGGAGCTGATGGAGGAACCGCTCCGATACTGCGAGCACGATCAGGTTCGGGTTGACGGGCACCGGCGCGTGGTCTGCTGTGTGAAGTGTGGCGCGGTACTCGATCCGTTCGACTTCGTTGTTCACAACGCGAAGACGATCAGCTGGGCCTGGCGCGACTATCGAACAGCCCGCCGCCAGCTCGCCGAGCTGGCGACGCGTGTCGACGACTTGAAGCGCGAGGAGAAGCGGCTCAAGGCTTTGGTTAAGCGACTGCGCGATCGAGCAGGTGAAGTGCTGGACGTGCGGGGTCGAGATGGCTGACAACGTCCGCTACGGATCGCTCCCCTTCTCGCAGCAGATCCGCTTCTTCCGCGGCAAGGCCAACCTGCCCACCAGGGCCTGGACGGACATCTACACCCGCGAGCACGATTACGCCTTCGTGGTCGCCGGCGCCAACCGCGACGCGATCGTGGCCGACTTCCGCACCGCGGTCGATCGGGCGATCAGCGAAGGGCGGTCGCTGGCCGACTTCCGGAAGGACTTCGACCGCATCGTTCGCGAGCACGGCTGGGACTACAAGGGCGGGCGCAACTGGCGCTCGCGGGTGATCTACGAGACCAACCTGCGCACCTCCTACGCCGCGGGCCGCTACGAGCAGCTGCAGGAGGTCAAGCGACGCCGGCCGTTCTGGCGATATCGCCACAGCGACGCCGTCCAGCACCCGCGCCCGCACCACGTGGCCTGGGATGGCCTGATCATCCACGCTGATGATCCCTGGTGGAAGACCCACTACCCACCGAACGGCTGGGGCTGCCAGTGCTACGTCGAGGCCCTGGCAGAGCGGGACCTGCGCCGGCTGGGCAAGGATGGTCCCGACAAGGCGCCTGCATCGCCCGAGGTCGAGCACGTCATCGGCACCCGAAGCCCCGGCGGACCCCGGACCGTCCGGACTCCCGAGGGCATCGACCCGGGCTTCGAGTACCCCCCAGGGGCATCGCGCTACGCCAGCGCCCAGCCGCCCGAGCAGCCCGCACCCGGTGCGCCCCGGAACAGCACCGGCGGCGCCGGCCTGCCCAATACCCGGCCACTCGACGAGTTGCCGCCGCCGCGCCGCGCGCCGGCCTCGCGGCTGCTGCCGAAGGGGCTCAGCGATGACGAGTACGTCAGCCGCTACCTCGACGAGTTCGGCGCCACCGCCGAATCGCCGGTAGTGTTCAAGGACGTGGTCGGCGAAGCCCTGGTCATCGGCCGGGAACTGTTCTCCGGACGGTCCGGAAAACCCAAGGTCCAGAAGCGCGGGCGCGAGGTGTTCGTGCTGCTGCTCGCTGACGCGCTGCGCGAGCCGGATGAAGTCTGGGTGCGGCTGGAGTGGAACGAATCGCAACGGCGAGCCATGGTCCGCCGGCGGTACGTTGCGCGCTTCCAAGTGGCAGGGCAAGACGCGCCCATGCTGGCCGTCTTCGAGCGTGGACTGGACGGCTGGTGGGGAATCACGACGTTCCAGGGGCAACCCGGAACCGAGGACGATTGGCGGATCGGCGTGCGCCTGTACCGGCGGCGCGATGAATAGTCGATTTGACGATTTGCGCAAGTCGCCCAAAAGATTGAGGCCGCGCATCGCCCCACGCGGCCTCTGCCCGAACGTAGGAATGGTGGCTGTGGCGACAGCTGCTCGTCCGATGGCAGGTCCAGTATAGCCCCATGGCCGGCAACACCGCCTACATCGAGGTCGACGACAAGCAGGTCCGCGCCGCGCTCGACCGGATCATCGCCTTCGGGACCGCCGCCATCCTGGAGTTCTACCGCGACGTGGGCGAGGAGATGCTGATCCGCACCCGCGCCCGGGCCGCGCGCGAAGAGGACCCGCAGGGCATCCCGTGGGTGCCCTTGTCGCCCCGCTACAAGCGTTACAAAGACCGCAAGCGGCCGGGCGTGCCCAAGCTGAAGTTCGACTCCCACATGTTGAGCGACATGCTCAGCTACCAGGCCACCGCGGCCGAACTGCTGTGGGGCACGAACGCCGAATGGGGCGCCACCCACCAGTTCGGCGACCCCGACCGCGGCATCCCCGCCAGGCCGTGGCTGGGCCTCTCCGGCGACGACGCCTCAGCCATCGTCGATATCGCCCTAGAGCACCTGCAGGACGCCGTCGCCGGCCGTTGACCCATGGTTTCCGCTGCGGAAAGATAATTTCCGCCCGCGTCCCACCTGATTCCGCTTTATCCAGCGAAATTCCGGCTTTTTCGCGTTCTACTGTGTCCCTTTATCAAGCCCCTGCTCAGCCTGCCCAAGCGCAAGGGGCGGCATCCGGTGCTGGACGAGGCGCAGGACACGGCGCTGTGGAAGCAGTGGAAGGTCGGCGTCACGGAGCGCGGAATCGCGCTGGACGACGAGGTGGCGATGCTGGCGCTGACCATGGACCTGGCCGAAACCTTGAACCTGCCGATGTCGGTGATCTGGTCGGCGATACGCAGCTGGATCGACCAGGGGCTGGTGTAGGCCATGGCGACTGGCGGTGCACCCCGGCGCGATGGCCCCGTGGCGCTGTCGGCACTGTTCGACGACGCGCTGCGGGAACTGGTGCCACCTGCACAGCCAGCCCCGCGCGACGCTGCCCCTGCGGCGCAGGTTGCGTCGGTCAGCGACGGCTTCCTCTACAGCGGCAACCGGCACGAGAGCGTGCCGCGTGCGCTGTTTATCGACCGGCGCCTGACGCCGCTGGAGCGCAACGCCTGGCAGGTGTTCCGCCTGCAACTCCAGAGTGACGGCGTGACGGCGTTCCCGACCTACGACCAGCTCCGTCCCTATCTGGCCTCGACGCCCTGCGCGGCGCAGGCCTCGCACGAGACCGTGGCGCGCGCCCTGACGC